AACTGCTGCGATAGGAACTTCTTCAAGTGCGTCAAGAGTTGCAGTGACCGTGATGGTATCGTAATCAGTGTGAGTCGTAGTAATAACTGTAATTTCAGTTGATACTTGTCCATTCGTGATAAAGTCGCCAACAACAAATTCGTGGTTTTTCTCTACTTTGAGTTCTACAGCTCCTGCGACTGCTGCAGCTTGCATAACCGCTGTTTTAATGAGGTGATATTTTCCGGCAGTAGAACCATCTTCACCAACAACTGCACCTGCCTTAACTTCTTCAGTTAGGGTTTTCAGGTCAGCTACAGTGAATGAGATTCCTCCGGGAATATCTTCAATGATATTTTGAAAGACCGGATTATAAACCGTTCCGGTTTCTTTTGTAATTTGTAAGGACATAGTAATTACTCCTTTGTTAATCCTGGTATGTCTTTTCCTTCAAAAGTTTCATCACTTGCACCCTTGTTTTTGGATTTCGCAAACTCTACAGCTTTATCCTCTGCAATTGTGCCAGTATTTGCCCCTATTTGTGGAAGTGTGCCATTCTTTATGGCTTTGTCAATTTCGGTCTGTTTGTAAGCAGTAAACTCTGTTTTGAGAGATTCTACTTCACTCTTTACTTTTTCTATATCTTCTGTTTTTATGAATTTGGACAAACTTTCCGGTAGTTCAGCATTTTTCAGTTCAGCTATGATTGTGCCCTGAATGCCTTTTATTTTTTCCCCGTCAAGCAACGCCTTAACGGATTCTGTTAATGACGTTATTTGTCCTTTCAGTTCGCTAATGGTTTTTTGATCTTCAGTAAGATTTGGATCAGGAGGAGGAGGTGGTGTTTCTTTCTTTTTCTTATCAGCATCTGCTTTGAGCTTATCATCGTGAGTTTTGATTGCCGCAGTGACTCGTCTGTCCGTCTCTGATTGTAAGTACTTCTCAAAATTTGCTCCGAATCCAGCTTCATTTAATGCCTTTGTGAAATCTTCGTTGCTCATATCGAGGCTTGTTTTCAACGCCTTGACAGCTTCATCAATCTTTGCTTCATCATCAACTATGATAAATTTAAATAACTCCTCACTTAACCCCGCTACCTTTAATGCGGTTTTAATCTTAGTCGTTAAGTCCATTTTTTCTCCTTATGGCGTTATGGTTTCTTGGATTTTTAGTGACATTGTATGTCCCTGTTTGTTTGTTTTAAGTTTCGCCGATATCATAAATTCATGGTTGCTGGGGATAGATGTGAAGCAATTTGATTGCTTGCCATGCCCTTCCTGGGAGACCTTTTGTTTTGATCGTGTTGTAAATGACACCATTGATCCTTTCTTGTCTCTATCTAAGAAATTAAATCAACATTTGTCAAAAAAATTATCATTTACATAAATATTTCTTTACCAGCTCCCTCTTGTTCAAATCAATATTTGTTGATGGATGCTGGTTTGCAAATTCATATTCAATTTCAACATATTGTCCATTTTGCCACGTTCTAACTATTTCATGTTTACCAACATTTCTCATAAGAACAAGACAAGTTTCAACCTTGAATATCGCACAATTACACCCCACTTTTTTAAGTCCCCCTGCATTGATAATATCATAAGCGAAGGTTTCAAGGTCACGCATTGACCTGTCTGAGTTCACCATAAGCTTTGTAACCTGTAACTCACACTTGTTATCTCTTAGGAATTGTTTATTTGTCATAAGTCCACCCGTCTATATAATTACCGACAATTGAATGAGTACAACCACATTTGCTACACGTATAATTACATGTTCGTATATTCCTGTCCGGATTAATGTTTTCACCATCTTCATTATACATTGGCGCAAAATACATGGCTGTTATCGTACCAGCCATCTCAGTTCGTATTGTTGGCACACAACAATATGGACATACTGGGATATCCCCAGTAAAAATAACCTTTTTATTCCTTGTTTCTTTTGTCATTATTTCACCTTTAATATTGATTTCTTTACCTTGAAATCCTCTGTTAAATTATCTCTTACAAAATAAGGCTTCGTTTTATATTTTGCTATTTTACCCTTGTTTTTCTCGATCCAGTTCTCCGCTGTCTTTGGAATAGTTCTCACATATCTCTGAGGTCTTATCTTACCCCCGTTTATGTGGTCGATAAACTCTCTCTTGTTTAATAATATTGAGGTTGAGTAACAAAAACAGCCCACATGCCATCCACCAAAGACAAATCCCTTCGGATAACGACCCTGCAAATCATCGCAGTTATGCACAACAAATCCTTTTATAACAAAACTATTATCTTCTTCTACTGCCAAATTATATTTTGTTATCGGTGCTTTATTTTCGGCTGTCCAATCTTTTATTTTTGTAATTTTTACATTCATAAATTCATAATTACCAGAATGATTATTTATAACTCTATCTATCTCATTACTGCATAAATTTAAATGTTTTCTTATCTCATTATCAGTAAATCTTAATACGGTAAAACCTTTATTCTCTATTTCTTTTTGCCTTTTTAAATCTTTTTCTTTATCTTGATGCCAATACCATCCGTCACATTCCAATGCTATTTTATAATCGGTTAAAACAAAGTCTATGAAATATAACCTTTTATCTCCATTTTTACGATAAACATCCCTTTCAAATGGGTAAGTATGAATATATTTTATTCCCTTTTGCTTTAACAACCATTCCATTTTCTTTTCTATGAATGTAGAATTTTTATTCTGAGCTAATTTTTTCATCGCTTTAATATTATTTTTAGCTTGCTGAAATGGATGTGTTCCATTCTTAACTTTTTCTCTCATTGTTATCATTAAATTTTTTATTGCTTTCTGCCTATTTTCAGGATTAATTAAATTATCTACATTTTTACCGCTATCTACCCAATCTTTAAAATAAGGGATTCCACCCTTGCATCTTTTTTTTGCCTTTTTTGATATATTTTCTCTATGATTAGGATCGCTCCACTGTTTTTTAGTTATCGCTTTGCTTGCACAAGATTTAGAACAATATTCTCTATAATATGGAATTAATTTCCCACACCATTTACATCTTGAAGCTAATATCTTAACTTTATCTCCAACTTTTATATCTTTTGCTGGAATCCATTTATTATTTATTAAAAAAGGATGATTCTCTGTTGAGCTTATTTTGTTAGATTTTGCCCTGCTATCATATTCACATTTATATTCAATAGTCCTCATTTTTACTTTATGAGTTGTAGTTTTATATTTTTTAGTTACTCTTCTGAATTTTCCCTTATGAGTTAAAACTAAATCATTTTCTTTTATTTTATAAATAGGAATCCAGCCCTTTGAAGTTAAAATTCTATACTGACCTGATATAAAACACATGTCCATTATTTCGTGAGAAGCAGACAGATGAACCTCTATCCCTGTAACGAATGGCATTTGTTGTCTACGTGTGAAATCCGATAATCTATAAGCTAAGTTTGTTTCATTTGCAGACAGACGGAGGGCGTTCTTATATGAGCTTCTATAAACACCACTTCCCGGAGGGTATGCTTTGGCTGCTTTGCTCAAAACAAGTTTTCCTTCAACCCTAACTCTTCTGAATAGTTTGTGTGGTTCGTTAAGATAATTCCTTATATCTATGGATATTCCGGCTGCACTTTTGCCTGCGGATATACCCGAACCAAGGTAAAGCTCGATCTGACTTTTTGTTGCTTCGGTTAAATTCCAAATTCTTTTACTGAGATTTAACCCCGCCTCTGTTCGTTTCAGGAATTCATTGAGTGCTTCAAGATTGAGATTGTTATACGAGGTTATTATCTTTTGGGATATTTTGATTCCTTGCGTGTACATTGCAACAAGTTCACTGTTCTTTTGGTTCGCTAAATTCCAGCCGTATTTAACGTCCCTCTGGATGGCAGTATCGATCTCTTTGTATAATCTCTCAAGTGTCTTGGTTATTTGACGCTCAACGCCCTTATTTGACCGAAATAACATACCTTCTTTCATTATGTCGGGATAGTTAATGTGCTGATTTGCTATTCTTTTAGATAGTTCCTTTATTGCACTTTCAAGAATTGCCTTAATTTCTGCTTCTCTTTTGACAATATCTCTGAAAATACTGTCTGCATATAGCTTTTCTATGTCTATCATTTGACAGGAGTATCTTTATATTGATTTGATTTAAACCTTAGACAACTAACTGGATTGACCCCCCAAGTACCTTCCGTTGACAATTTATATAGCCCGGTTTCACAGATAACCCTTATGATAATTACGCCTCTTTGACCATTCTTTCTTACAATACGAGCAGTGATGTCATATATGCACTCACCGATTCTCTTTTCACCAGTAATCTCATAATCGGTCACCCTTGTATTCTGAAACGTTTTTCTCATATCTTTTTTAACGTTTCTGTTATGAGTTTTGATCCATGTTATTGTTAGTGACTTCATCAACTTAGCCCATGATCTGTTTTTCCATAATTCGAGAAATCGTTCAACTGCTTGTTTATGGTTCATACGATTCGCCTAATTTCTTAACTTCTTGCTTTTCGGCTTCGAGATTTTTGATTTCCTCTTCGGCATTTTCAATCATCGGGTTGGCTTTTACTGCGGATTCTTGACTCATAAACGCCTCACCTCCCAGTGCTTGTGAAATAGATTTAATAGTATTAACAGCATCCTTTGGAATAATGTTGCCAAATTCAATGCTTATGTCGAGTTCATCTAGTATGTCCTTTTTCACAACATAATTTTTCCCGGATACGACATCGACAATATTCCCGATTATTGCCTTTATAAGGTTTATCTCTCGTAGGATACCTTCACCGAATATCTCCTCATCGTTTTTACAGGCAATAATAGAATCTAACAGCATAAAATAAACAGTCTCAGCAGCCACCTTTCCAAGTCCTTTTATATTATCAAAACCAAGATTTGCAGTTGAGGTAAGTGTGAAAATGTTATTTCTGAGAGATTCCATTTGTAATTTTATGGATTCAGGCGACTCGTCCCATGTAAGATATTCAGCGCCTCCGTGTTGTGTTTTCCCGTCAATAAGTACTTCGTCAAACTGTAATAACTTCCCTACCTCTCCTTTTTCAGGCATAGCTTTGGGTGCCCCGAACAAAAGTAATAACGGATTGCCAAAATAGTCGTTGGTATCATCATGCTTTGATTCTCGTGATTCGAGTGTCGTAATTGACGACTGAACTGGAAACCATATTGGTTTCTTTGATGGTGCGGGATAGTAAATAACGGGTATTTTACCAATCAGATTCGGTATTTCATCAGACACATATCCCTGCCCTTTATCACTATAATAATAAAATCTATCCTTCGTATATAAGTCAACATGCTCAACAGTTTTATCGTCAACTGTGGTGGTTTTATATTTTCTTGCAAATCCATCCATATCACCATAATCATTAAAGTGTGGGTAAAGAAGATCTCCATTTTCATAAGATAACAGCAAGACCTTCACCTCTTTATCAGGTGTTATATACCATAGCTCTGCTACATGTGATTCAATATAAACCTTTTCTGCAAGTTTGCGCCTGAAAAAATCCATTTTATTCTTTTTTAGAATATCGAGAATCATGTCAAATGCTATTTGATTTTCGGGTGTTTTATTGTTTAACTTGAATATTACAGGTTTTCCAAATAAAAACGCTTTCCTAAAGTCCGTTATTTTCTTTTGATATGTCAAAACTATTTTGGCTACAGGTACTTTTATGGCATTTTTACCCGACCCCTTTATTTTATCCGGACGATTAAGAATTGCATGCTTGCCGTCATATTGATCTTGCCATGTTGCAATATCACGATCAACCGTATCCTTACATATCTTTTCAATTATTTTAGCATTGTCTTTTAATGCTAAAATTTCTTCAATATTCATGGTTTCTCCTAAAATATACCGAGTTCTTCGGCTGTTATTTCCTTTTTATCCCGTATCCTGATCGGTGTAAATATCATCTTAACCGCATCAAACTTATCGGGACTTCGATTAATTATTTTCTTCATTTCTTTTTTATCCGGCAATACTATTATTGTAGCATTGCTTCTATATTCATATTTTAAATTTAAAATTTCCTCGTCAAGTTCCTTGTCTGGTTGTAATGCAAGATTAATCCCTATTTCAGGATTTAGAGCTTCCCTAAGTCGCCAAGCAGTAAAGGAATTCATGTCAACGAAACTAAAATTACCATAATAATCCTTAATGCCCTTGACTGCCTTTGTGTAATTACCCTTGAATCCATAAACGTTTTTCATGCCCTGTTCGGCAAGTCTTGACTGTGTGCCGGCACCTTCTCCAACCACGTCTATAATACCTATGTTATTTTCATTCAACATTCCCTTTAATATTCCAGCAGCTTGCATGTGAATTTTCTTAGTCTTTGGCAGGTTAAGAGATTTAAATGAAATATGTTTCTCGCTACCCCACGCCATGACATTTTTATCTCTTCCCATACCTGCAACATCCAAAGTAATTCTTTTGGGATCTTCTACCTTTCTTTGTTTATTCCATCTTCTATGTGATGCTTCGAGCCATTCAAGTGGTATGAGACAGTCTGAACTTTCAATTGGATATTCACCAAGAATCCTTATTCTGAATTGGTCTTTTGGTCTGTAATATTGCCCCTCAAACTTGAAATCAAACAGGTCTGGTTTAAATTCCTCTTTTGTTATGCTTTGCACCCACCCCTCAGTATTTATAGCCCTTTTCACCGCATGATAATCAACCTGCCCGGAAATAAGCATTTTCTTTGACCGCACATTTGGCGAACTCAATGCAGATAAACTAAAATGAATATACTCTTCTGAATAGGTTGATCTATAACTCTCTCCAGTTCTTTTGAAAGGATTAAACGCAAGCCCAAGTCTCGGATCTTCACTCCCCATGAGACAACCCTTTGCTGCGTTAAAAATCTCTTGAACTATCCCTGTTGCCTCTGTCATTAATATCATCGTATGTAGAGAGTGGAAGCCATTCCATGCGTCCAGTGCTTTGTCGCCTGCTTTGAATGAAATCAGAAATTTATCTCCTCGCTCCTCTCCATTCTTATCGTAAAATTTAATTCCATCAGCCATTAATCTGCCATCGAGAGGTATCTTGAACGTTGAAAGCACCTTTCGTAACTCTGCCATCATGATCTTATATGCCTGGCGCCCAGTTGGAGCCGTCAATATAACCTTCACGTCTTTTGGAACTAAGTATATTCTACAAATACCGGCACATGCAAAAACAAAATCCTTCCCCCGTGAATTACAAGACCGTATGGATGTGTTCTCGTTAAACTGCAATGAAGATAGTATCTCTCTTTGTTTGCGGTCTAAGCGTATTGTAGTGGCGTCTCTGATGAAGAAATTCCAGTCCTCCATCCATCTCTTAGCACGATCTATGTCTTTACCTGACTTTCTCATTGTCTTTTAAGAAATAAGGGCAAGCGGACCCACCCTTATAATTTTTTGGGAATTCTCCCTTGATAATGGCTGATTAAATTCAGCCACACCTCAAGTATGATTGCCGTTTTGAAACTCATTTAGTTTAGCTAAAACTTTTGAGATTCGATATTTTGTCTCCTCAATTGATAGGTTTATACACTGGGGTTTTATCATAATTATATCTCCAGATCGTGTTGTATATGGATATATTTCAACTCCGTTCTTAGTATTGATTATTTCGGTTTTTAAGTCCATTATTCAGCTACCTTTACAAAATTAGCGTTATACCATTTTTCAAAACATCTTTTCTCATATTCTCGATCTATTCCTTGAAAAGATATTACTTTACATGCACTTGCAAACCAGCATTCCCAAAACTTTTCTTTTATTTTAGTCATATCTTCTTCTTTAATTTCCATTACTTCTCCTTGTTCTTCTCATTTCATTTCCCGCATCATTTGCGGAATATGCCATATTATTATCGATACTACCAAAATACACATTAAGAATATTAATTCTAATAATTTAATCTTTTTTCCTAATCTGTAAAACCAGATTCCCGTATCCATCTTTATTAACCAAAATGGTTTCATATTATTTTTTCTTCTTAATTACAATCTTAGGAAGCCCATTTTTCTTGAAATACTTTTTGAGCTTTCTAAGGTTTGGTTTCTTTATTAAGCTATTAACCTCGTCTGATTGTAGCATTTCATTCAACTTATATTCACCCATCCAAACATATTCAATTTTCGTACTTCCATATTTTATTCCTTCCTCAACCACAGTTCTAATGTCAGAAATCGGCGTTATCGGAACAACAAAATCCTTATCGTGATATTTATATAAAGATCGAAAGTTTCTTTCCCATTCATTTCGCATTTTCTGAAATTTTATTTCATCAACAGTTATCTTGTAGAAATTAACTCCCAATATCATCGCTATTATTAGAATAATTATAGTATTCATTTTTTACTTCTCATCTTTTTTTCTGCCTGTTCTATGAGATCGGAAAAACTCATGTCTATGTTTTTGTTCTCCGTCTTGAGCGGTGCATCATAGCCCATAAGTCTTGAAAGAGATTCGAGAGCTTTTGATTTATCATAGAGCTTAACTTTTATGTATGCATTATAAGTCATCTCACCAGCGTTTACCTGCACTCCGTCTTTATCATATTTTGGTTTGGCTGCCTTTTTAGTAACCTTAGAATCGATCTCCTGAATACACGCCTTTTGCTCTTCAGTCAAATTCTCGAATTCCTTTTTTGAGATCCACGTATTGTGCAAATGTGCTATTGAAGAAAAGGCAATCTTCATGTGTTCTAATACAACCATCTCTTTGGAAAGACCGAGAGACAATTCAATATTACCCCTCAAGAATTTTATAAATGCCTTAATGTTATGTTTTGTTAAATTGCCACTTGCTATTTCCTTTGCACTCCTTTTTGAATATCCCGCCTTTAATGCAGCCCTTGATCCATTCCAATCCAATATGTATTCCTTACAGAAGATACGTTGTTTATTCGTAAGTTCTTTTTCCCAATCTTCCATTGAGTATGAACTGTAGTCTGGAGCTTCTGTTGTTTTCATGATTAACTTTGCTTTCCCAGCCATTCAAGAAAATCGCTCACTGTTTTAAATGACCTTGTACCCTTACCATATGTCCATATAATCTTATCAAGCGGGTGTTTTTTTATGCCGAACTCCTTTGATTCCACTTCATATATCTTCTTATCCCTGAATACTATACAGTCAAAGTGTTCAATATTCTCTAACTTTTCAAGCATTTCTTCAATGTCCATGATTTCTTCCTTTCTTGTTTTCTCTTGATATGCTTTTCTATCTTACTACCAGCGAGCCCAAATTTTGACAATGCTACTATAGCATAACAGGTTTTCTTTAATTCTCTGTGCTCATCTGCTTTATGTAATCCTTCAAGAATATCCAAAAAATCAGACTCAGAAAGACAAGATAGACTAACCATATTCTCTATAAACTCACACCCCTTCCCTAAAAAATGATAGTTATATAATCTTACAATCTCGCAATATCTTTTTAGCATTCTGCGATCCTTTCTTGTTTCTAAAATAACTCATTGCTTTTGAATGGTTTCACGCAAAATTCGTCTGGTAATATTTCATTACCAAAAAGTTTTATTGTTGGAGCGTTTTGTCTAAGATCATATTTTACATAAAACGGCTTATTGTTTTTCCGTAATAAACAAACGGCATCTTTTAAAAATTTTGTCCAATTAACATTTTTATCTAATCCATTATAATTATTCAGTTTTCCTATTTTGTATTCGTCAATATATGGTAAGCTAATTTCCATAATTTTCAAACTTTCTTCCGGTTCTATTACTGGTTCAAATGATGCCCATGTTTTTATTCCTCGATTTTTTGCATTCTTTAGCATTTCAATACGCTCAGATGGTATGGCTGCACACCTTTCCCATTCAAGCGATTTCTGCTTATTTTCAAAAGTTAAAGTTGCTCCTATTTTTATAGATTCACCAAATTTTTCCATAATATCAAAATCTTTTTGTGCCCTTAATCCCCCTTTCGTAAGTATTGCTACGGGAATTCTATAATCCAGCATAAGTTTTAATGCAATACGAGTAATTCCATACTTTTCATTTATATGGCAATATGGGTCATGCATGAAATTAAATAGTACCTGCTGTTTGGTTCCTTGATATTTCCGACAATCGTTTTTGAGTTGATTGATAATATTGTTTCTTGGCTCAACGTTTTCAGAATATTCCTTTAATGTTTTTCTCCTGATATTTTTTGCAAAACAGTATAAACATTTATGGTCACATCCCGTATAGAGGTTTACTGCTAATGGGCTGTATTCCCTGGCTCTGCCCGATGGTTCATAAATAATTTTCATTTTTTTGTCTCCTTTTTATGCTATTATAAAATAGCCATAATGTTTTATGCTTTTTTCCATATATGCTAAATCGTATATTTCTTTTATATTATTTTTATATAGCATATTTTTAAAAGCGTCAAATGCTAAATGAGAAAATATTGTAGAGCATAAATTTATCATTTTTTTTGTTATGCCAATATTCTTAAGTAAATAATCCGGACATCTTTTCATTCCGCTTTGAATCAATGTATAAAAAACAATAGTTCCTCTTTTGGGCTTACCATTAAAAATCAGCAATAATGCCTTGTCTGGGAATCCCCAACAATCCACGTCTATAATATCAAACTTTTTCAAGTCGAGACACGGTATTATTTTTAAACAATCCCCATATAAATTATTAACTCCTTTTCCTTTCTCCTTTTCTATTCCGAGAACATCAACTTTTTTCCTTTTTTTTATATATTCCCATATATCTCCATTTCCATGATAGCAGTCCAGCACTCTTGTTCCGTCCTCTGATAAGGCAAGTCGCATTTTTACTTTTTCGTAAAATTTTGAATTGTCAGTTCGCTGACTGCTCATAATTTATTCCTTTTATTTTTTTTATATTTTCTATTTTGTTTTTTATATTATTCCATATTGCGGGATGAAAAGATAATAATATATGTATTTTTTCGTATGGATTTATATTTATTTTTTGGGGATTATCTGTTATCTCAATCGAAATATCATTTTCTGATTCAAACCCAAATTCATAATTAAAATCCATATCCTTCAACTCTTCCAGTTCAACATCTAATTTAAGGAAATCCCATTCGGATTCATTTGACTTATTATCTGCAATCCTGCTTGCTTTTTTCTGTGCTTCAGTTAAATCTGTCCGTATAATAGTCGGGACTTTTTTCAATCCAAGTTCCTGTGCAGCATATAACCTGCCATGCCCTTTGATTATTACAAAATTCTCATCAACTACTATCGGCTGGTCAAACTTGAATTTGTCTATTGACTCTGCAATCATTTTAATCTGTGAATCGGGATGAACTTTTGTATTGTTCTCATATGGCTTTATTTTACCAATATCGACCATTTCAATTTTCATTAAAACAACTCCTGCTGATCTTCGGATTGCTTCCATTCTTTAGCTCCGAGCCATTCACCGGCAATCTTTCTGTGACATTCATCGATGTTCTTTTCATAGCATAAAAGAGCAACTTCTTCGCCTATTTGATTGATCTTATTGAGAATTTCGTTTTTATTGAGCTTATTTATTTGATTAAAATATCTTCGATTAAACTCTTTCTCTGTTATCATTTTATCTTTTAGCTCTCTAAAAAGTGATGGCGATGGTGCAAGCTCCTTGATACTATCTCCCCTAAACCAGGAGGGTTGATATTGTGCTATGTTTACTGGAATGATTCCAGCATTTTTTAATTTACCGATATTGCCAAAATACGATGTATAAATCATGTTCCTATTATCCTTTCTTGATATATTTTTGTCAATTATTTTACCTCTATTTCTATCGGATATAATGCTTCCACCATTTTTTTGTTACGTATAAAATCCTTTGTTTTATATCCTTTTGTGTCAACAAAATGCACGGTTCCATCTGTCCAGAACTCAATGAAATCTGCTCTATGTCGAACATTTCCTGGAAAGTCAAACATTGGCTGTCTGAGAAAGAACAACACTTCGCCTGCTTTCTGTCGAAGTAGAAGCTCATCGTAATATTTTCCCTCTTTGGTAGATTGGAATTTTATCCCGTTTCGGATAGTTGGTTTAGCGTGGAATTTATGTTTGATTATCATATGTTAATTTTTCTTGTTGAACATATTTGGGAAATATTACCAACCCAAACGGACGTTGTATATTCTTCCAACACTTACGCCATCCAGCAGAACTATGATGCTCTTATCCTTATGTTTGACATATACTATCACCCTATTGTCTCCTTTTATTTTCTTGATCTTCTTTTCCCACACGTATAATCTGAAAGATAAAATTGCGTTTGCTGGTTTATAAATATTGGCTCAGTATAATGATGTGAAAAGAATCTAATCGCTTCTTTTATTGAATCCCACTCTGAGAAATAATAATGGTGACATATTTCACCTCTTATGGATAAAAACCAATACGTTGCCTGAATAGGTTTTCTCCATCCAGACTCATGTCTTATCTCGATTACCTCTCCACCAAACTTGCGCAACATCCTTTCATTCATTTTTATACTACCTTAACCTTATTCCGTTTGACCTTATTCCACTTCCTATCCTTCAATTTATTCTCAGTTCTCAGGAGTGGTTTGTGATAATTTCCAAGCAGCGCAAATTTGATCCTATCTAATAAAGTCATGTTTGAGAATAATAAATTTATGTACCTTCTCATTCTCCTGCTCTCACGCTTTAATGTCTGTTCGCCCATAAGCGTTTCCTTTTGATTTCTTTCAATTCCTGTTCGCTGAATGAAATATAGCCAGACAATAATTTCTGGAATGTTTTTTCTGTTCCTTGTAACTATGTGATGAACACGTTCTACGGGTGCACCAGATACTACCGATCTGTAATTCCATTTCAACTTAACCGCTTTCCGCCAGAGTGAATCGAGGTATTTAATAGATATTGTCATTTGTTCTCTCTATAAAATGCTATTACATTATACTTTTCATCGCCATAATAGAAATATGGTGTGCCTTCTACTATTTGACAAATTTCAAGCCCTAAATAGAACACTGCTGAGTCAAGTTCCGCTTCATTGTATTGTCTATAATCTCTTGTTTTATTCAATTCCTCTGTAATAGAAATAATGGCAATAA